CCTTCTAAATCTAAATTAGTATGCACTTCATACAAAGTGTATTGATCTTCTTGGCCATCTTTAGAAATTCCTTCTAGTTCTAATTTTTTATCTTCTAATTGATTTTCTGTAACAGGTGGTTTGCCTAAATCAATGTCTCTATAGAATCCAGCAACTTGTTGTTTACGTAAATCATTTTCTGACATTTTAATTACATGAATAATAGATTCTGCATCTTCTAAACTATTTGCAGAATATGGAACAATTAAATCGTCTGCTGGTACAAATTTAGAAACGGCTCTACCTAAAAGCTCGTCATAATAGACTTTCTTAAAAGTAGAGCCGGACAGGGGAAGATAGAAAAGCATTTGATCAAACTCTGGTTCGTATTCTTTCATCTGATCCATAATTTGATAATTCATAAAATCTTTAACACGTCTAGCTTGTTCTTCTTTTGGAACAGTAACGTCTCCTAAGATTTGTGTTCTGACTGGTCCGTCAGCTGGTAATAATTCTTTGTAAGCTTGTGCTTGAAATTGTGTAACTGCTTCTGCAAGAACAGGGTGATTAACACCAGATGCACCTCTAAAAGGTTCTGTTCTTCTTTCGTATTTAAAACCTAATAACTCTAAACCTTCTCTGTAAGATTGTTCCCAATCTCCTCTTGATTCTTTGTATTCTGTATATTGATCTGAAAGTTTAGTGCCAAGTTCATCTAAAATTCCATCACCTAAAAATTCTGCTAAGTTTTCAAAATGATCTTGTCCACCACTAGGAGATGCAACTTTAGGGTCAAATGAAACTTCAGCTCCACCTTCTTCTGTCATTTCTATTTCGACAGGTCCACCTTCAGTTTGTACTTCTTCAACTTTTTCTTTTACTGCTTCTTCAATCTCTGCTTCGCCTGGGAGCTCTACAGTTGTTTTTTGATTGGGCAAAGATTTATCTATTGTAGCCATTTCCTATCCTACCTTGCTTTAAATAATGATTCAACACCTTTGACTTCAATATCAGGAATTTGCATGATAGTCAATTCCATGATGCCTCCGTCTTTTTTCTTTTTACGTCCTAAAAACTCTTCTAAATTTTTAGTTCCCCCCATAATACCTTCCTCCACATCTTTGTAATAATCCTCACCAGATGGTGTTGTTCTATAAACTTCTTCTGCTTCTTTTAATTCTTCAACTTTTTTACCCATCGTTCCTTCATCCATTGTTACATCAATTTCTGCAAAACCTTTAGTTTCTCTGTCTGTCATAAATTCTACATTTGAGCTACCTGTGCTTTGATCTACATCAACTTTGATATCTGGTCTATCGGGGTGAACATAAGTTTCTACTCTATCTGACTCTTTAATTTTTTTACCTTCACGAATCACTTTTTGAATTACAGCGTTGTAAAATTCTATGCCTTTGTCTCCTACAGCAGCAATGCCTTCTCTAACAGGCTCTCTATTTAAAAATTTTAATTTGCTCATGAAAGGCATTGATGCAAATAATCCTAATGCTTTTAAAAAATCTCGTCTATCCATTATGCTCCTTCTACCATTTCAGCAAACTCTGCTTGTTCTTCTAAAAAGTCTTTATATGTCCCTTCGTCTTTCATTCTTTGAACATCTTTTTGAATCGCATCATAACCCATTTTTCCTAAACCAACAGCAGTAATTCCAAGTCCAACAGGAGTCATAGCTCCGGCTATTCTTGGAGTTAAGTTTAATATTTTACCAGCTAAACCTGTTAAACCTTTACCACCAAATTTTTTATAAATATCTGGTGCTATTAATTCTACACCAACCATCGGATCGAGAACAGACTCTGCAATACCTTTGCCTTCATCTAAATTAGATTTAATTGTTCCTAGTGCTAAACCTCCAGCAACACCAGGTGTTCCTAAAGTTTTTAACAAACCACCTAATAATTTTTTAGCACTAGATCTAACTGATTTATTTAATAATGGTGCAGCTGCAATCGGTGCAACATAAATAGGATTATTTGCAGCCCAATCTAAAATAGTTGCTTGTGAAACTTTGTCATCTGTTTCTTTGTTTACCACAGCTCCTATTTCAGGATTGTAAATAATATCATCTTTTGGTTTTTCGTCTTTAGGTTCGTCCGCTTGTGCAAGAGTTGCTATAGCTCCCGCTCCAGCTGTGCCGCCTATTACTGCAGTTGCTATCTTTCCTATTTTAGGAACTTTTTGTAAAGCTTGTAGATACTTACTTTTTTTTGCAGCTCCTGTTCCTTTTATTTCCTCAAATATTTTTACTCTCTCATCCACGTCAGCTGTCATTAATTTTTTATCTACACCTTTAAAAGTTTCTTTAGAAGGCCCAGTGGTTTCAAAATTTTTAAGAGCTGTTTGTAGAGTTTCATTAAAAGGATTTTTTAATTCTGATAATCTTTTAGTTTTTGGATTAATAACAACTTTATTATTTTTAATATCAAAATTTCCTATTCTATATCCCGTTTTATTTACAAATTCTTGTTCAAGATCTTTAGCTCTTTTTAGAATACCCTGTCTTATAGCAGGATCTGTAATTCTTTCTGCGTCTTTTCTTAAACTATTAATTTTTATATCATAAGGTCTTTTAATCTGATTAAGATCATCTTTGATATACTCAATGGCTAAAAAGTTTTTTTTATAATTAGGAAAATCTCTCATCATAGCTTTAATATCTGTATGATCTCCTGCTACTTTAAAATCAAAAGCATTTGTCATGTGAGCAGTATTTGCAATTAAGTTTATTTGTTTTTGAGGTAGTCCTAATAATTTAGCCATAGTGGCATTACTTACTTGACCAGCTCTGGTTGTGGCTTCAATAAAGTTTTTTTGAATATTAGAATTTAAATAATTTTTAGGAGGTTTTATCTTAGAATAAAGTTTAGCTTCAAACCTTCCTTCATTACCTGCGTATAGACTTCCTAATTTTCTCATTCTAGAAATTAATTCACTCTCAGCTGTGCCTAAATCTTTTTTTGTAGCTTTAGCAAAAAGCTCAACTAATTTAGCTCTTCTCGCTTCAGGAGCTATATCATCTTTAAAAAGTTTTAAATTTTTTTTTATAATTTTATCTAATGCTTTTACTTCAGGAAATATTTTAGCGTGTCTTGATTTTATCAAATTTGATCCACCTAAACGATTAAGAGCACCTATTACAAAATTTCTAGACATTCTTAATTTAGGGTATTTAGTGTTAATCGCTTTTGCAATTGCACCTGGATTATCCAAATCAGGATTTTGATCTAAAAATTTTTGTAAAAGCTTTTCTCTTAAAATTCTTTCTTTATCTGGAATTTGAGATCCTCGAAGAGTTATTGCCATTATCTTCTCTCCACAAACATTGTAGCGATACCACCATCAGCAAAAGAACCCATCTCTGCAGCTGTTCCACTACCACTCATAAAGTCAGTGTCTTGCCCAAAACTAGATTGATAACCGCCTGTGCCCAAAGCTCTATTGTTTGCAGCCATAGTAGCAACTCTTGCTGCGGCAGCTTTTTCTGCTGCTTCTTTTAATTTTTTTTGTTCTAATTGTCGTTGAGCCATATCCATTACTCTATTATAAACTTTTGTTCGACCTTGATTAATTAAATAATCTCCAATCACTCCTAAACCTTTTAAAGCAGATACAACACCAAGTCCTGCTGTTTGACCTTGAATATCTGCAAACTCATCTTCTTCCTCTATACCTCCCAATGAACCTAAACTTGGACCCATTAAATCTGCTCCAATAATACTTTGTAAACTACCTACACCTGTGGGACCACCAGTTCTAAAATTAATTCTACCGCCGTCCGCTTTCATTCGCGGGTGTTTACCTGTTCGTTGTATTTCTAAAATTTCTTCAAAGGTTTCATCACCAAAAAGTTTTATGTCTGGAAAAGTTTCTTGAATTTGTTTTTCTATAATCTCTGTACTTTTTCTTGCACCAGGAGATTTAAGAGCTTCAACCATCTCATCGCCTTTACCTGGACCTTTGGCTTCATCATATATTTTTCTGATACCCTCACCAAAATCTTGTCTACCACCCATGATAGGTTTAGATGGATCTAAAGTTTTACCTTCCATGTCTACAACTTTTGCTGAGTCTTCTGCTTTCTCGTAAGCTTCTCTTTTGATCATAGTTAGATCAAGTCCTTCAGGCTTTTTGCCGGTTACCTTTTCATAACCTTTAATTAATCTTTCTAAAAAAATATCGTAATTTTTTTTAATGGCGTCTAATGCTGCTAATCCGAATCTTGCTTTCATTAATAATACTCTATCTGTGGTTTTTTAACCGTTTGATCTTTTTCATCATCTGGATGCATGATAAATCCTCCCTGTCTAAATCGCATCACGGCTTGAGTCATGCTATCAACTAAATCGTCATTGTCTCCATACGGAAACGCAGCACACTCTTCAATCACTTCTTCTGCAAATTTTTCATCTGGCGCCCATATCTGTCCTGACTCAAATAACGGTGATACGGCGTTTACTCTAGCATGTTTGTCGTTCCCCTTGCTAGGTGTGTAATTTATAACAGGAATACCCATCTTTCGCAACTCATATGTAAGAGGTAAACCAGAAGCTTTTGACTCTATGATGACTGTATCTGGATTCCAATATTTGTATTGTTCCATTGCCACTCTACGTAATTCTGGAAACTCTAGTCTCTCTTTGTAAGCATCTAACAAGATTAGATTCGGTCCGCTATCCTCGTTCGGATAAAAGACTCCCCAAGTTGTAATCGCAGAATAATCAGCGGTTTGTTTTTTTAAGAAAGCTGTATCATAAGATTGTATGATATGTTCTAGTTTAGGTATGTAATCTTTATCCCAAACTGTCCACCATTCTCGTTTAATTAACGACCCTTCTTCTGATGTCGGATCTTGCATCCACTGGGCGTTCCATTTACCTAATGACAATGAAGCTTTGACAGATTCTAATTCATCTTTCTTCCAATACTCTGGCCACACAGGTTTACCTGATGGAAGTATAGCTGGAAACTCTACGACTTCCCATTGATCCGCTTTCAACTCTTTTTGAGATTTAATTAACATACCAGTTAAATCTTTTGTATTCCATCTGGTCATAACAACGACTATCGCTCCACCGGGTTGTAAACGCTGACGAGGTCCTGATGTATACCAATCATAAGCACGCTCCAATGCCTGCTGATTAAGAGCATCTTGCTCTGAATGCGGATCGTCAATAATAAGTAAGTCCGCTCCACGACCCGTTATCGCCGAGCCGACACCAGCTGCGTAGTATTCGCCGCCTTGTTCTGTTTCCCATTTGCCCGCGGCTTGCGAATCTTCTCTGAGTCTGGTTTTAAAAACGGATTGATATTCAGCGCTATCGATTAGAGTTTTAGCTTTGCGCCCAAAGCGGATAGCTAATTCAGTTGTATGGGTTGTCTGAATTATTTTAAGATCAGGTTTACGTCCTACCATCCAAGAGGGTAAGAGGTAGGACGCGAACTCTGACTTGGTATGTCTAGGAGGCATATTAATAATAAGCCTCTTACATTTTCCCATAGCCAAACGGTTAAATTTTTCTGAAATTTTTTTGTGGTGATCACCTTCTATGAATTCAGGCCAAACGTGTTTGACAAAAGAAAGAAAATCATTTTTGACTTTGTTTTCAGTTTTCTTTTGAGAGAGTTTAATTGCATACTTCATAAACTCTTTCTTCACATCTGGTGGAAGCTTGTCGATAATTTCTTGTTTCATAAAAATTTTTGCAGAATTTTTTTAGGACTCTGTTTTCCTCTTATTTAGTTTTTATAGCTGATCTATGTTCAAATCAAGCTATATAGGGTATGTCTTGGGACCCCTTTTGCTGCAAAGGGAGGGTGGGCCCGATAATTAACAAGCTAATCGCAAATCGTCTGGGACCCCTCTAGGGAGGGTGGGCCCGCCAGTCTGCAAGCCGTAGGCCGCGACCCATTTTGGACACAGAGTCTATTGACTATCTGGGATAATCTGTTATGGCCCAAATCCAAATCGTATAAATATATTTATTGACCGCGCTTAACTAATAACATAATATCCCACACATAACAGAAAGGATAATATGCCAAAGACAATGACGAAGTATCAACTCGACCATTTCAAAGATAAGGTTAAAAGAAATTTTAATCCTTTAATTGAAGAGCAAGAGTTGTTAGTTAAACAATACAGGGCGGAAGCTACTGAAAAAATAGTAGACAAACTCGCAAAGAAAATGGGCGCAGATAAAATCTTAAATGATTTTAAGAAGGCAGAGGCTCAACTGAAGGCGGTGCGGGATAAGGCTCGAACCTTCTTCAAGAAGAAGGCGGAACAGAGAGAAGATAAAACTCTCAATTACAATATAAGAGAACGTGAAGAGAAAATTACTCTTGATGATTGTTTAGACCAATTAAAAGAGTGGGCGCGTGAGCTTGTTGATAGGGAAATAAGAAGAAGACCTGAAGGCCTGAAGCTAAAACAGCTTGAAGACCTTAAGACAAAGGCTATCGATACAGTTATGGAAAGCGGAACGCCTGAAGAACTTATCAAGTCTCTTGACGCTACAACCAAGAAAATTGGAATTGCTTGGATTGTGGATACTTCCAAAATAAAACAAATAAGCCAAAGTTAAGGCTTGACAATATATGGGATATTGTGTTACAATGTCCCATATAACAGAAAGGAAAATATGACACTAGAACAAACACAATTGAAAGTCGCAAATGAATCTCTTGCTTCAGTTAAAAGGGATAGTGAATTGGCTACTTTAATTCAGAGTAATGTAGATAATATGATGACCCTAGTAAAAAGAATAGAAAAACTAGAAGCAGAAGTAAAGAGGTTAAATGAAAAAAAATAACTTCTATATAACTTACTTTGCGAAGAAACATAGAAAGTTTATAACTCGTAAAGGTCAATATGATAAACCAGACGGAACGGCTGGAAAATCTTTTACATCTAAACAGGGTAACCCCTGTTTAGTTTATTGGGATTTAGACGCTGACGGCTGGCGTATGGCTGTTGGAAGTATGAGGGTAAAATGGAACTAACATTAATTATATTAGGAAGCCTCTTTGTAGGCTTCCTGATTATTCGCGACGAGCTAAAAGCGAAGCGCGAGAAGAAGAGACAGGAAAGGCTAGACCGAATTAAATTCGATTGAGTCCTGGTCCATTTCATAAACCCGCGAGAGGCGAAACTCGTGCGAGGTGGACCTGGAGTCAAGATTGACAGGACACATAAAGTGTCCGCCCTGCTAGTCAGGAGCATACCTTGACCGGCTAAAAGGCAACCTTATTGAAACCCAATAACGCGGGTTGCCTCTAGGCCACAAGCTTGAGCCCTGGTCCAGTTGCGGGAGACTGCAGTACCTCGTAACAGCTGGACCTGAGGTCAAGCTTGAGCTCTGGTCCATTGGCACAGCTAGGGCTAGCCAAAACCGATGCGCACGCAGGCGCGGTCACTGTCAATGGACCTGAGGTCAAGTCGGTTTAGTCCGTAAGGGTGAAGTTTTGGGAACCCCTAACTGAAAGTCCGCAGTTCGGCTGCGGGTTGCTTGGCCACAAGCTTGACAAGCCACAAGCTTCAAGCTATTGTGGGAAAATAACAGAAAGGATAACGTGAAAATAAAAGAAGCAAAACAGATAACCGGGTCGATGACCAGGACCAGCAAGATGCCGGGCCTATCTTACAGCCTGCCAGCGTGGGAGTGTAAAACAGGCGCCAAGCTTGCCAAGATTAAAGGCAGCGTCTGCAATGGCTGCTATGCCATGAAGGGAAATTATACAAGATACCCAGCCATCAAGGCTGCGCAATATGTAAGACTCAAAGCCATCACTGACCCGCGATGGGTGGACGCGATGGTTGCACAAATTAAAAATCAAAAATATTTTAGATGGCATGACGCCGGAGACATACAGAGCGAAGAGCATCTGTTAAAGATCTTTGAAGTCTGCAAGCGTACACCAAACACCAAACACTGGATACCAACGCGCGAAGCGCAATTCCTTAAATTAATTTCCCCTGAGGAGGTCCCCGATAATCTAATTATCAGGATGTCTTCACATATGGTTGACCAGGCCCCGGTTACTTTCTGGCCGTGGACGTCAACGGTGAAAAATGGGAGCGGGACTTGTCCCGCTCCGAAGCAGGGCGGAAAGTGCGGCAGCTGCCGAAGTTGCTGGGACAGAAAGATTCCAAACGTAGAATATGCCAAACACTAAACACAAAGCAAGACAGCCCACGGTTATACAGATTCACGAAGAGTGGGCCGTTAAGAACGGATACGCACAAGCTCGCAAGCGTGCAAGCGCACAAGGCCACAAGCCGACGAAGGCGCAAGCCGACAAGCCCGCAAGCGCTCAAGCGTCTAGCGGTTCGCGAACCAACAAGCGTTGAATGTGCTCCCAATCATTGATTGCGAGGGAAGGTGTATCTCTGTGATCTGACAGAAGACCGTGGATCGATTTACTCTCATAAAGTTTTATGACTCCAAGAGAGGTATCTTGGAGTAGGATAAAATTACGATTTGTTCTGGTCATGTGGAACAGCTTTTGATGAGGTGAAAAAGATACTTTGTGAGTCTTCGTCACTTTGAGCTCAACCATAAAAAATCCGCATGCATCTTGATATCCAAGCAGATCTGGCACACCAAAAGATGCCCAAGATTCTAATCTAGTCCAACTTATTTTGGGGGTATTTTTCTTCAGTAAGTGCCATAGTTTTGACTCGGCTTTCATCGTACACACCTTTAATAATTTCCCGTGCAACAGCAGTTGCGGGATCAATAGATTTATCTGAACTTGCTCCAGCTAAACTTAATATAAATATAATAGTCTTCATAAATTGACTTGTACGCTAGAGTACGATATATGTCAATAATGGGTTTACCTAGACAATTAACAGAAAAACAGATGAAATTTGCAGAGCTTTTGGTCTATAATGAAGGCAGAAAGAGTGCATCCGAGTGTGCTTATGAAGCTGGATATAAAACTAGACCAAGACAAGCAGCATCTGAACTTCGTAATCCAAGAATATCACCTCTTGTTGTCAAATATATTGGTGAGTTAAGACAAGAGATTCAAGAGAAATACCAGGTAGATTTAGGCAGACATCTTGGTGAACTTGCAAAGTTAAGAGATGATGCAATGAAAAAAGGTGCCTGGTCTGCAGCCATAAATGCAGAGGTAGCCAGAGGTAAAGCTGGTGGGCTTTACGTAGATCAAAAACTTATATTGTCTGGTAATCTGGATAATATGTCAGAGAAAGAACTTGAAGCCAAGATGGCTAAAATTCTTGATGATCATAAAGGTTTGATTAATGTTAGTCCAGAAGAGTCACAACCAAAATCAGAAACAGAACAGCTCCCTGTATCCGATTAAAGAACTCATTTACTTTTACCCAAAGGCTTTTTATTAAAGCTAGGGTTTTTCTTATTACTTCCATATTTTACTCCTTGTGAGTCAGGCCCTTTTACAGGCGGTATAGCATTCCATTTTACAAATGGCATGTTCTTCGTCAAGGTTTTATTTTTCATTTAACAAAAACTCCATCTATAATTTTACCTTTTCTATTTTTAATATCTTCGTAAGCAACACTTAAACACTCCTCCATGGTTAAATTATTTCTTTTCATAATGTTAATCATAACAACCATCATGTCGCCAAGATCATCTCTTATATCTTTTCCTTTACAAACAGAGTTACTAAGTTCACCTAGTTCTTCTATAAGTTTTAAAATTTGAGCTTGATCTGTGCTTCCTTTTATAAGATTTCTATCTTGATGCCATTTAATGACCTTATCAATTAATTTGTTCATGTTATAACAAACCACCCTGTTGCAATATATTTTTGTTCTGTATTAGAAATTATGCCTGCATGGGGATGAGTAAAATCTGCAGGCCATAGAATAAGATTTCCTTTTATTGCTTTAGTATGGACCTTTTGATATGGAAATATAGTTCCACCCTCATCTTTTACAGTGTTTAAATATAACATGTAAACAACCTGCCTATCTGCAACAGCCTTGCCGCCTCTTTCATAATGCAAAACGGAGTAACCAGCACCTGGTTGATAATGTTGAATTTTATTAGTAACTTCAGTTTTAAGAGGATTCCGTAAGTTATATTTTTTTGCGTACTCTGTTACAGCATCACCCAAAACCTTAAAAAACTCCTGAATCGTCGGGTTTTGAGAGTCATTATAAAATAAAGAATCATTGGTGTTTGGAATATCTTTTCTTAACTTTGTATATTGTTTATTATCCTCATAGTATTTTATTAAATCATCACAAAGTGATTCTGATACCTTATACGTCTCAATAAAATTAGGTATGTTCATATAATTATTACACCAAGCAAAAACCCACATACAAAACAAATTATCTCTGTTCTATAAAATAGGTGCCATTGATGAAACTTATCTATGTATTTTTTCATAATGTTATCTTCTCCATTTTTTTTATTATCGATCTCGGAAAACAGTTTCTGTCAGAAAATACTGCAGACTCTGTATCATATGATGAGAATGTCCAAACATGTTTTTTGTCTTTATCAAAAATATATGCTTGAGATACCATAGTAGCTGGTAATAACTTTTTCATTTCATCCACATCTGCATGCCCTGCGTCCCCGCACGGATCAACCCAAACAATCTTGTAGAAGTAGTATTTCTTCTTACCAATGACTGCATACTTGTATTTTGACTTCTTTCGTTTTCTGGGCATATCCTACTATAAGACAAATTTTAGGGCAAAAAAAGTTTTTAAAAAACAAAAAGGGTCGCGCGCACCGGATACCAACTTTGAAACTGTGCCACCTGTGCCACCAGAAAAAATTGCAATGGCACAGCTATTATTCACTGATACCAACACTTATAATCCAAAAACACCCCTGTGCCACGTGTGCCACGTACTTTTTTTGTATAGAAAAAAAAATCAATGCCCCCAATATTTCTCTTATATTGGCACAGATATTGCCACATTGTTGCCACATAATTAACTTTGTTTGAACGTAATTGATCTAATTCT